TATTGACATGATTCGCATTCTCCTGTGTCGTCTATTACTAAACCACCTTCGTTTTCAAAACTTTTATCTTCTGCTCTACTGTTACATTCACAGTTGGTACATTCACCTTCCGCATTTGGACAGTGGCATATTTTATTACATTTTTTACAAAATCGTTCAGTCATTTTTTTATCCTCTGAAGTTCCTGTTTGACATGTACAGGTTTGACAACATGTAATAGTTATGGCCTGATTATCTCCGTCCTTATGGGATTGCTTACAAGCTCCCCCACAATGACACTCATGCCCGCAGGCTTTACATTTTTCTGTATTACCAAATAATCGCACCGCAAACTACTCCTGCTATAAACCATACAGCGTGATGTTTATGATCCATCCATAGTTTCTGTGCTTTAACTTTTAAGTTTTCCATAACTTATCCTCCTGTATACGTAATTGTAGTACTTGTTGTGTTAGTGACTGCTGCTCCAATACCATCTTTAAATAATACTCCTGATCCGGGAAAGTACATTTGTAAACCTTCTGTCCCGAAACTATATTCTAATTTTTTGTTTCCTGCTGTAATAGATGCGGTAACGTTTGCATCATAAAATGCAACAGTTCCATTAGCTATGCCTTCTGCTTGAACACTTGTAATTCTACTTCTGCCGCCTCTCATGATCGTTGTAGTTGTAGTTGTTGCCGTTAAGGCCTTCTGATCACTTGTAAATGTTGAACCGCCTGACATAATAATTATCCTGTGTTAGTAGTTGTTAAATTTGGTCCTGAATATTTATCAGTTAGTAAAACTACTGATGCTACACTTGTAAGTGTAGAACAAAAAATTCCTTTTGGAAAAGGAATTCCGTCTTCAGGGAAAGAAAAATTAATTACATCCCCAGAAGGAATATCTAAATTTAAAAGCTCAGTTCCAGTTTTTTCTGTAGTAGTTAAAACCACTGAACCTGCTCCTGCTCCTCCGCTTGAAGATACAATTATTCCTCTAAGTCTTACAGTAGGTGATACAATTGCATTTGTACTTGCAGCAACGAATCTTGTTGCTTGTATGTCGTTTTTAAATGACATTAATCCTCCTAGTAAGGTGCCCCCGAAGGAGCACCTAATTATTTATTAGCCTTGGTTATTACCTTCAGCCGCAGTACCGTTAAAGTTCTGCAAATAAGAAATAGATAAGTAACCAGTACCTGCACCAGTATTTGTTGCGTTTCCTGAAACGATAACATCTGTACCAGCATTATTAGTTGCTGCTCCAGATATATCTGCCCAACCTACTGCAATACCAGTTTTAGCTGCTGTTACTCTGTGATTACCTGCAGAGCTAATTGCTTCTACTGCTACATAGTAATCAAGATCAGTTCCATCACCAAAGTTTACTGTATCTGCTACACCACTAAATGCTACAAGACATAGAAAATTAATGTCTATAATTCTTGAATTAGCGGGTAGAACAATTCCTGTTGCTACAAAACTTCCAGCTGAAAGAGCTGCTTGAGTTAACAAGTCACTTGATTGAGTCATTTGAACGAAACCGTAATTTCGCATTTTTCCAACAGTAGCTGCTACTGTTGTTTGTCTTATTGTTCCGGATTTAATTGGTCCGGAAAACGATGTTGTTGCCATAATAGTTTCTCCTCTATAGCGGTTAAATTCTGTAGTCTCTATAGCGTCTGCCTAGTCAGTCTACAAAATTATTTTTTTCTAGGTCTTTTCATTATACATAAAAAAAGGGGCGATGTGAACACCGCCCCTTTTAAGTAGTAATACTGTTATTTAGTATTAGCTAGTAGGTAAATTTCCATTACCAAACACACATCTTGGATCACTCCAACCGTATGAGTATCTTTCTCTAGCTTTGAATCTAACATTGCCAGTATCAAAGTCACCTTCGATTGCAGTCTTGATTGGTGCTCTAATGAAATGTTTTAGACCATTAGGTACATCAGTCAAAATGAAGTATGAATCCGTGTCAGTTAAAAAGTTATTCACTGAATAACCTTGAGGAACCATACCCATTTGGTAGATTGCATTGATATCGTTATCAGCAGTTGCAGTTCTTTGAGGTGATCTCATCAATCTTTCAGCTGTGAATTGTAATTCTTTTGGAATTATCATTTTCACACCATTCAGAGCGATTCTTAATCCTCTTTCATCTACAAATCCTGCGATGTCAATTAATGACTGTTCTAATGAAGTTTCGTTAAGATCTGAAGCTGTCGCAAGAACGTTACTAAACGTACCACCAGTTGCAAGTGGGTGAGCAGAGTTCACTAATGATACTCCGTCTCCACCAGCTACAGTAGTAAATTGAGCTTGGTTCAATACGTTAGCTGCTTTAACTTGCTTCGTATTAGACATTGATCTTGCAAGAGCTCTTGTGTATCTCGCTGCAAGTCTGTCATAAAGGTTATCTTCGATTGCTTCTTCAGTAATAGCAAATGCTAAAGCGATAGTTTCGTGAGTGTATCTAGCTGTGAAAGTTTCACCCGCTTGATCAAACACTACTCCAGCACCTTCTTGTTTAGTTGGTGCAGAAGCGAATCCGCTTAACATTACTTCTTCTTCAAAAGCTCTGTCAGATGTTTCTGATACAAAAATCTCTTTGTCTTGATTTTCGTATCTATTATATTCCAGGCCGAATAAGGCATTCAAACCTGGCTCTAGTTCTTTAACTAGCTGTGCTCGTGATATTGCCATGATTTATTCTCCTTATGCTAACCCAGTTCCACCTTGACGGTAGAAATGATTGTTGATTCTAACAAGTACATTGCCGTTTGCAGCTGCAACATCAGAGTTTGCAGGGTCTTGAGATATGTCCATTGTTTGAACAACGAACGTACTCGCCACGCCTGAAACATCGACATCTAACTGAACTTTAGATATACCTGTTTCGGTAACCCCAGTTGTATTAGTAACCGAGTAGTTTTTATATAGATCCGCTCTTGCAAAAGTTGCATCAGCATCCATTAAGAAAACCGCATCTGGATCATCAACTATAAAAGCAGTGATATCTCCTATCGTAGGAGTTACACCACCTGGATAGTAATTTTTCCAAGTTGGTTTCTGTGTAGTAGGATCATTGTAAAACACTCCGTTAAAAACGCCCACAACAGATGCCGAAGTATTAGCAGTATGTCTTTCAATATTACCAGTTGATGTAGGTATTACTAAATCACCTTGATATATTGCAGTTGCATAGCCAGCCTTGATTATGTATCTGTTTTGAGCTCCAACTAATGGTGTACCGTCTAGTTTTCTGTAAGGTCTAAGACCAAACTTTTCACTTACGTTAGCCATATTTGTTTTCTCCTATTTAACGTTTTTATTTTACGGACCCGGTAGTTATTGCAAATTTATTTTTTGCGTGTCCCACCAAAAGTCACTCTACTTTGCCTATCAATATTGAAGGGCATTGCAGGGTTCTGTTCCTTTAGGAGCTCTCGATCAACAGCGTTAATTCTTTCTTGCGTAATACTTTTAAAGTACGCAGCACGTTGTTCTAATAACTCTATCGGTATCCTTGCCAGTACAAGGCCACCAATTCCTATACACCCCTGATATTTACCTTCGCTCTGGACTGGATATTTGTCAGCGTCATTTTTAATCTCTTCTGCTCTAACAAATTCATATCCCTCACGAAGTTTCTTTGATACATTTGACGCATCATCGAAACCTTGAACGGAAACCCTTATCCATCTGTGGGCATAACCGTTCGGTGCAGGCGGTGCATCCAAACTGGATGGTTGCTTCCAAACTTTTTTCTCTTCTTTCGAAGATCTTTGTTCGTCAGCCCGTGAAGTTTTTAACTTATCTTTTTCTGTACTCATTTCGTATCCTCCTTCACGTATCTAGCATATTCCTCTAGTGGCACTCCTAATCTATTAGCAATCGCTACCTGTGATTTAGTGAGTCTCACAGTTCTGCGTCCTTGCTGTGATCGACCTGCAGAGGCAACCGTTTGGACGGGTTTCGGTTTCTCTTTTTGTTGCTTGTCATCAGTTTCCAAAGCTGCAGGAAAATATTTCTGAAGCCTTGTATTTACTTCAGTATAATACTCGTCTGAGTCTAGTTCAAGACCTTCACGTGCTAAATTATTGTGAATAGTAATTGCAGCATTGGTCATCACATCATCTGTACCAAACCATTTATTATCCTCAGCCCACTTCTTGGCTCGAGGTGTAATCTGTGGCGTTTTCTCTATGCTTTCAGAGGGTTTTGCTTCTACGTTGGTTTGTTGTTTGTTTTCTTCTGCTTGTTTTTTAAGTTGCTCTCTGTTCTGTAATTCAAGTCTAGCTTTTTCTTTTTCTACAGCTAACTGAGTTAATTTATCATTAGCCTCAACTAACTTAGTGGTATCTTGAGCTTCCATCGCAGATTTCATTGCGACTTTAACTTGTTCCCTTTGAGCATCTACTCTAGCATCTAATTCTTTTAGATACTGTTCGTCTTTTTCATGATACTTTTTATCAGAAGTATCAAACTTAGTTTTTAAACCTTTAGCAAAATCTAAAGCAGCTGCTTCTCTTCGCTCTGCTTCTTTAGCTCTATAAACAAGTTTATCAATTCTTTTTTGATAATCTTTTTTTTCTTTTTGTAGGTCAGGTTTAATATCTTCGCCCTCAGATGTTTCACGTGAAACCTCTTCTTGAGGAGCTTCTGTTTTTTCTTCTTCTTTAGGCTCTTCTTCTTTTATCTCAATTTCAGGCTTGGTTTTATCTTCTTCTGTTTCTTTTTTATCATCCGGTTTAGGATGATCAGTGTAACCTAAATCTACTTCTCCAACATTTAAATTAGGGGTTTCGTCTTTAGG